AGATATAATAGCTACAATATTTTTAATTGGTAAAGATACTTGCGTTTGATCGCTTAACTTTAGACTATCCATTTTCTTGATTCTTATTTACTGGTCTTGTAGCTAAACTTCTTGCAATAGACTCTCCTGATCTTCCAATGGTATAGCCACCCAAACCTACTGTAAGTAATGTCCAAACATCAGAAGGAAGTTCTACTTGTGTTTTAACTTTGATTACAAGAAATAAAATTGGACTAAGAATATAATTCCAAGCTACAATTAAAATAAGTAAGTACATAAGAGTTGGTCTCCAACCTGAAACGTACCAATTACTTTTTGCTTCTGCTTCAATAATTTTTGCAGATGCTTTCATTTCTTCTGTGCCAGATTGCATTAATTGCATATTCATTTCAGCTTTTAATTTTTCAGCTAAATCTTTATCAGGAATAGCTTTATCAACTGTTTTAAATATTGTTGTAAGAAGTGGTGCGAAAGCACTTAAAGCTGGAAGCATATTAATCTACTGCACAAATGTTAATTTCACCTGCACCCCCACCATGTGCTATAAAAGCTATTTTTTCACCACTCTTAAAAGCAAATATTTCAACATGATCTGATGGCATTAAAAAATCTTCTTCAGTAGCAGTTGGGTTAGCACCGAATTTAATATGACAATGAGTAGTTGTTGAGATTCTTACTAATCCTGAACCAGTAGTAATAACTCCTGATTGTACTGATGAAGAACCAACAGTATGTGTTTCAGGTGTAAAATCTGGGTCTATTGTAGTTACTATATAATTTGACATATCTTATCTTAAACTCCTTAAATTTGCCTATTTAAACCCTTAAATTACCCCTATTTTTTAACGATTGGAGTTCTTATGGGATTATACTCGTTTTAAAGCCACTATGCCTTAAAATGAGTTATTTCTTATTATTAAATGTTTCAATTAATAGTTGAAGATAATGTTCGGCTTTCCTAAGATCAACTAACTGTCCCTTTGCAGTTTTATGCTTACGATTATATCTACTTACATATTTAATAACATTACCTTGATACCAATTAAATTGGTTATAGTAAATATATTTAGAAGGTTGGATTGAAAGTGTTTTATAGTGATTTCCACCAACTTGTTTTTTATAAGACTTCATAGACTGTTCTATTGTTTGATTTGTATGCTCTAAGATACATTTTACGATTACCTGATGGTTTGTAAGAACAATGTACCCAACCAGAATTAGGTTCTTCAGGTTTCCAAAATTCAAGAATACATTGGTCATAATCTAAGTGATTAACTATCCAGTCAGAAACTTCTTTGTTAGGTATTCCTAAGAGTTCAAAGTCACAAGCTTCACCTTTGGTATGTTGTGAAGTCGCAGAACTTCCTATGGCTTTGCACAACTCAGGAGAACGATAGCCAGAAGTAATTGTAATTGGTTTGTTAAAATGATTTCTTACTGGTTCTAAAATAAACTGGCATACATTTTGTAGATTAACTAGAACTTCATCAGTTGGAGTATTGTCTATCTGTAATCTGATTGCAGTATCAGAATATATAAATTCTCTTAGAGAAAAATTTAAACTAACTTGCCTATCCATTTGCCATCTCTATTTAAAACACAAGGTGCTAACTTGGGTTGTGAATCTATTATTAAACCAGTTCCAATTATAAATCTAGTTTTAAAATTCTTAGCATATTCAAAAGCTAAAGACTTTTGATCTATTAAACAACCTACTTGCATACCCCAAAAAAGATTATCAGGATTAGCCCAGTATTCTATTTTAAACTTAGTATGAAAATGTCCCTGCACACAATTCATTCCATTTGTTTGTGATACTTTTAAAACGTCAGCAGAACGACCATGAGTGAATAAGCATCTTTGTTTATTTGGTAAAGTAATAGTCAAGTCATCTGCCCACTTCCATTTCTTAGTTCCTAAGAACTCGCCATATTCTTTTAGATATGCTCTTGGCATACCATGTTTTAATGCACGTCTATAAACCATTGATGAATGGTTAGAATCTATTTCTATAAGTTCAGGGAATATTGATTCAAGTTCTTTTACATAATCTTTTGCTTTAACAAGTTCATGTCCAGCAGAAAACAAATCAGGGTTTGAATCGTGGAAACTAAGTGCGTGATGATCTAGTAAATCACCAATAGACATTACGAATGTAGGTTTGTATTCCTTTTTTAATGCTTTTAGAAAATCAAAAGAATCTTGCCTATGATAAGGCAAATGCAAATCTGATATAACCAGAATCCTTCTTGTGTCCATAACTAACTACTAGTTGTATTCGTTTTACTTGGCAAGGAATAAAGTTAATAGTGCCATACTTAAAGTTCCAAGAGCAATAAAGATAGACCAGAATAGTTTTTCTAATCTTTTCTCCAGCTTATAAACTGAAGTACCTAGTATTTTAATTTCTCTACGGATTCCTGTTATATGTCCCTTTAGACTGATTAATTCTTCGTTGTGAGTTCTTGCCATTGTCGTTTAAGCATTTGCAAGACTTTAGCAAGACACACCCACCAATCCAAAGTTTGAAAATGCACATTAAATTTTATGCACTAATATCAAACTATTGTGTTTTAATAAAGTTATTTTTTGTAGAACTGTTCTACATTCTTAGCATAGTCTTTCCAAAATGTTTTAGCATCTTCAAAAGCATCTGCATAGAATTTAGACCAGTAGTTCTTAATGTCAGAATAATTTAACATTGAGTTCTCCTTTGTGTAAAAGTTATTTTCTTCAGTCGTATATATCATTTAAGATATATGGTGCGTTGCAATAAAATTACAATACTATTTGATGTTTAAATGTTCTTTAACTGATTCAATAATGTATTTGGCGATCTCAAACTTCCATTCCAAATATAATCCTAGAATAATTCCTAAGATAAAAATTATCATTATGGTTTAACTGGAAACACAACTGCATTTACTTTCGCAACTGTATCTAATCCTTCAGTAATATCTCTTAGATCTTGTCTGTATTCTAACCAAGCAGTTTTTTCTGTTTCAGATAATGGACTGTCTGATAAAACTGTCCAATCAGAAGAAGCTATTAAAGCATTTCTTTTTGATCTTAGTCCAGCGATTGCTCTATCAAAAGCACCATTAGCCCAAGCAGTAGCTTCAGCTTGTCTTTGTGCGATTTCTTGTGCTGTAAGTTCTATTTGAACTCCATCTACTAATTTATGTTCTGCCATATTATCCTTATAGTTATTGTTAGTTATTTAGTCAAGTTATACGATACCATACATAAGTATAGTTCCATCAAAGTTTCCACTATCCATTTTAAATCTAACAGCGTTTATTGCTGAAGTAGTATTAAAATAACCTGCTATAAAAGCATTTACACTAAAATCACTTGGATTATAATTATTAGTATTTGCAATAAAATGTTTAACGTATGTAGTAGAACTAGGATTGAATAATTGTAATATTCCATTACTATTTTCATCAGCACCATTACCAAGATTATCAGGGGAAGATAAATATTGAAATGATGTTGATTGTGCTAAATCACCTGCAGTACGATAAGATAAATTAGTTTGTGTGTCAGATTCATTATGATATGAGGAAAATAGAGTTGATGTAATTGTAACTCCATAGTTGCTTCCAGCATCTGTACTTCCTTGAAACGTAAATGCCACATTATCTGTTCTTGGGTGTATGTCTATAAACCAAAACTGATACTCTTTATAAGTAGAATCTAAACCAGTAGTAAAAGAAATTGAAGCTGAGTTACTAGCTGTCTGAGAACTTATTAAAACCATGTTACCAGTAGCTATTGCAGGGTTGTAAGCAGTTACATTGGCAATAGAATTATTATTCAATGAAGCTGGTAATAGAACACCTGATGTTGTTATGTTATTTGCGAAACTTCTTGTTATTGTTCCCATTATGATTTTTTCACTCCATATAGTTTAATAATTCCATCATCTATGTTGCCAGAACCAAACTTAAATTGAATAGCATTAACAGCCGAAGTTGTATTTCCGTAACCAGCAGAAAAAGTTACAAGACTTCCATTATCATGTCTATATCCATTAAATTTTGATATATAATGTTTAACATAAGTTGTTGATGATGGGTTAAATAAAGTTAATTCACCAGATGCGTTTTCATCAGCACCATTTCCAACAGAATGATTTAATGTTTGAAAAGCAGTAGATTGTGCTAAATCAAAACTAGTTTCATAACCTAAACTTTCGCTTGTACCATTTTCAAAATATTGTGCTTGAAAAAATGTTGTGGTTTTTGTTACATTGTAGTTAGAACCTGAGTCAGTACTCATATTAAAAGTAAAACTAACATCATCAGAAGCTGGGTGGATATTAATAAACTTAAAAATATATTCATCATAAGTGCTATCTAATCCAGTAGTAAAAGATATTGTCGCAGATGCACTAGCTGTCTGTGTAGATAATAATGTTAATGTTCTAGCACTAGCATTAGCAAAAGAAGTTACATCAGCTACTGAAGCATTTGTAATTCCAGCAGGAAGTATAACTCCTGATGTTGTAATGTTGTTAGCAAGTGATCTAGTAATTGAACCCATTATTTAATTCCATATAAGTAGATTGTTCCTGCGTCTATGTTACCTGAACTCATTTGAAATCTAATTGCATTGACAGCACTTGTGGTGTTTCCATAACCACCTATAAATAAATTATAGTTATAATCTATTCCTCTATATGTACTTGTGTTAGCTATAAAATGTTTTACATAAGTTGTAGAAGATGGATTAAACAATGTTAATGTTCCTGAACCATTTTGGTCATTATCATTACCTATTCTGTATATTATATTTTGAAATGCTGTGCTTTGTGCTAAATCTTCACCAGTGTCATAAGCTAAAATAGTATCATTTCCAGCTTCATTATGATAAGCATTAAAAAAAGTAGTTGTCTTAGTTACGTTATAGTTACTACCTGAATCTGTACTCATATTAAACATAAAATTTGCATCATCAACAGATGGGTGAATTGAACTAAATACAAATTTATATGCTTTATAAGTTGAATCTATACCAGTTGTAAAAGAAATAGTTGCAGAAGCTGAAGCAGTTTGAGAAGATATAAGTGTAATACCATCACTAGCATTTGCAAGTACTGTTATTCCAGTAACAGAAGCATTAGTTATAGCACCAGAAGTAAATACTCCTGAAGTAGTTATCTTGTTTGCTATGTTCCTAGCGATAGCACCCATTATGACAACCTCAAATATCGTACTGTAATTTCTGCTAGATTTGCTGGTGCAGTAGCTAAGGTTAAAGTTGTACCTGATATTGTATAGTCATCAGTTGGAACTAAAGTTAATCCATTAACTACGACTAATACATCATTAACAGCTCTACCAGCATCTATTGTAAATGTTGTATCAGTACCATCACCAGTAAAGTTAGCTGAAGTATAAGCACCACCTAATGGTAAGTATCTAAATGTAATCTCAGCATTGTTAGCAGGTGCAGTTTGGAATGTTAATGTAGTTCCTGATATTGTGTAATCTGTTGTAGGTGTTAATTGAAATCCATTTACAAATACCAATACATCTTCAACTGATCTACCAGATGAAATTGTAAATGTAGTATCAGTACCATCTCCTGTTGCTGTGCCAGAAGAATAAGTTAAAGTTGTAGATAAAGTTGTAAATGAAAGTGTGCCTGAACCATTAGTAACAAGTGCTTGTCCATTTGTTCCATCAGCAGAAGGTAAAGTTAAAGTTAAATTTGATGCTATTGAATCTGGTGCTTTAATTGCAATATAGTTTGTTCCGTTATCAGTATCTTCAGGTAGTCTTAGTTCAGCACCAGCAGTTGCATTTCCAGTTACAGCTAGTGGTGTGCTTAATGTTGAATCTAAAATATCTACTGTGTTATTTGTGTAATTAAATGTTGCGATAGAAATATCATCAGCACCATCATAAAGTTTTAAAATTGGTGCAGTAGCAGTTGTTGTATCTAGCCAAAGACTTCCTGCAACAGCAGAAGCTGGTCTTGATGTTCCTGAGTTTAATGTATTGATTGCCGAAAGTACGTTGTTTAAATCTGTTCTAAATGCAGGGAAACCCTGATTCGCTATATTATAATCGCTATGTTGTGCCATATTCTATCTAATATCCTTTACTTAAATAATCAAAAGTCTTGGTAACTCCTGCGTTGCTACTATTTTTAAACGCAACATCAAAACCATTAACAGTTTTATTTGAAATTGTAAAGAAATCTCCTGTGTTCATACCTTGTGCTGTGATTCCTACTGCATAAGAATTAGAATAAAAAGGTAAAGTAAATGCAACAGTATAAGTACCTGTTCCTGAAACAATATCATTTCCACTAAATATTCTATCTGGCATATCTATACTTACTGATAAAGCACTAATAACTGGTGTTGATGATAAATCAAATGATCTTAAAGTTACTTTAAATTTATAATATCTAGCTGTGTAATCGCCGACAACAAAGTTTCTAAATGAAGTATAAGTTATGTTGTCATTAGATAAGGCAATCTCAATATGTGCATTAGAATTAGCAGGAGTATCTCCGTCAAAGTTAGATTGTGCATCATCAAAATCTCCAGTTCTTGCATCAAACAAATCATCTAAGTTATCTGATGTTTGTGTAATAGAAGCAGTTACTCTTGAAGTATAAACTGCACCTATGTCTATTGGAGTTGAAAATAAATAAGTTCCTTCAGAATATAAGTCATAAGCAGTTACACCAGAATCAAAGAATGAAGTTCCTGAATCAAAGTCGCCTATTGCAGAATCAAATAATTCTGATGAGTCTAATCGTAATGTGCCATCAGAAACTATTACATTAGTTTTAGTTCCTGAAAATGTAGGAGATTCTGTTTGTGTTGCAACAGCATTGTAGTTTCCTATAGCTGATACGTTTGTTTCAATGATTGTTTCGTTAGATGAATAGTTACCATTTTTATCTACTGCTTTTATTAGGTATGAACCTACTCTTGCTGGAACTGTAACTGATGTCGCTGGTCTTGCAACCTTTTCAACTAAAGAAACTGAGTTAGCCCAAGAAGCACCACTTGTTTGTGTTGAATATCTTATTTGATAATAAGCTAAATCTAAG